CTCCAATTATATCGCTCATAATATTTAAAACCTCTTTTAAAAAATACAACTACTATAATATTTTATCATACTTTTAACTGATCGCAAATACCTTAACGGTAAATAGGTTCATAGCAACCACAAATAGTTTCTTATGAACCATTATTACCTCCTTCAATCTCATCTAAATAGTACAGAATAAAATCATCGTCTTCATTATTTAAAGAGGTACGGCACACTCGACAAAGCGTCTCATGCTCTTTGATCGATTCATCCCAAATTATTTCACCCTCGGTAAATACACTATCACATGCTTTGCATCTGCTCATTTTCTTTCTCCTTCGTTGGTTATTATTTCATATAAATACTGACGGACTAAATCTACAGATTCTGGACTATACCCGCCTATATGCCAATGATACTGACCCAAAGGAGCGGAAGGTAGCTTCCAATCGTATATTGTAGCGACAACTTTTCTTTCTATATCCGATCCTTCGTCTATTATTGTAAATAATATATCCCATTCGACATTAACTTTATCCTGATCTTCACGACTTGGCTTGCCAAAAGTATCTACTAAATCATTATAATTAGTCGAAATATCTCCCTGTGAACACGTTCCATTAACGTCTACATCGCTACTTACCTTAACCTTTAGTATTTTATACATTAGATTGACCTCCATTGTAGTGTATCTAACCAGTATGATAAAGGCTTTCCTGTGTCTTGTAAAATTTCAGCAGAGACAAGAAGTTTATCTGGATTGTCGTATAAATCTGTGTGTTCGTGGACTTCGCGAATACGATCTTGTAAAGACTTTCCGAAATATGAATGATAACCCATCAACAATATTTTAATAGGTGTCACCCTAACGTCCACAGTTTCAGTTATAATCATTATTACTCTCTCCATTTATTATTATTTAATTAAGTATCATTGATACTTTCCAATACCAGTGCTTTCTATTACCAGTACTTATATTACTACGTAAGAATATAGATGTCAACTATACCCATAACCCAAGCCAGACTGGGGTTTCTCTCTTCGTCCACTTATGAAGATTTGACTTTTCTTACATCGTGAAACAACGGGTAAACTTCACCGCTATCTTCAGCCATTTTAGTAAACTTATCACCCAACATTCTACCATATATCTCAGGACGATCCCAATATCCTGTGCCATGTCCCTGTCGAGTTAAATAGAAATCATGCCCCGCTTGTTCAATATGTTCATCAGGTAAGTAACACGCGATCCTGTTATAGAAAGCTAGGCAATCTATGATTGATTCACGTTTAAAATCTTCGTCCAGATCATTTATAAAAGTGTGATCTTCAGGTTGATCTGCGAAAAACACGCACTTAATATAAGCATCTATGAATTGATCTTCTTTTTTCGTTGTTTCAATTTTCATGTTGTTATCTCCTTATAATTTTAAATATTAGTTTAATGTTAATTAATAGTATAATAATTTATATGAACTGTCAATTATTTACGAAGCACCGACTAAATAGGCACAATATAATATTGTATTCAAACCGATATAGATTAAACATTCGTATATTATTTTCATTTTGTTAAACTCCTCTTAATAATCTTAAGTCTACGACTGTACTTAATCATACTTACTGGATTGAATCCAAGCATATAGCCTTGTTTTTTAATCTCTTTTCTTATTATCATTGCTTGATCCTTATAGACTAAAGTTAGTTAGTTCTGTCTCATTCATAAGAATAGTACGCTCTTTATAATCACCGTCTTGTTTTGGCAATGTTACCCAATATAACCACTTATTACCAACAGACAATGTTGCGCTATTAATACGGACATAAGTATTATATAGACTAGAATACGCTGTTTTATTCATTAAGATCACCTTCTAAGTTTTTTAATAATTCGCTAACATCCTGATCAAGATCATATTCAGACAATAACTCTTCACCCAGTAGATACACGTATTTGTTAACTATTGTTTCCGAATCAACATCGTCAGATGTTAAATGTGTTTCACCGAAGACTTCCGCTTCCCAGTCTAGTACAGCACCGATTGCTTCCCATGCTGTTACGCCGTGTCTTTCTAGCCATTGTTCGGCATTATAATACCCAATAATATAGTGATCTTCGTTAAAAGCATGAAAGTGTAGTTCGTCCAGATCGGTTATGTCTTGATCTTTTATGGTATCTATAACGTGGCTCAATAGTTCATTTTTTAGTGTGTTTTTCATGGTATACCCTTTATTTAATAAGTTTAATTGTGTTTAGCGTATCACGGATGCGATGAGATGTATATAGCTTTAATACTCACTTTCACTTAATGATGAGGCAAAGATACATACTCCAAAAAGTTTTCTTAATGATATATTAAACTAATTTATTGCAGATTTAACCTTCTGATATATCTTACTAATTACGGGGACTGAGACACTATTCCCACACATCTTATAAACCTGTCCCTTAGATATTTCTTTTGGGAAATTAAATGTCTCAGGGAAACCCTGAACTCTTAAGCATTCTCTTTTTGTTAATTGCCTTACTTTGCCGTCAATGTGATAAGCACCCGTCTTGCCTGCAACGCCTCCTCCATATGCTGACAATGTTATAGCATGACCTTCAGGACTATATATTCTCTCACCTTGACCACCTTTATTTATTGTTCCAACTCGTATTGGTCTTAATCTCTTACCAGGAAAAAGGTCATTTGCTAATAGTTTTTCATTACCCTTAATGACCATATCAGTTCTGTTTATTTCGTAATCTTTAGTATCTACATTTTTTTCTAAAATATCTCGAAGGTAAATTTCTTCGTAGGAGGGTGGTGGAAATTCAAAGTTTGTAACATTCAAATCTTTGTTAAAACATATTATATATACTCTTTGTCTATGTTGAGGTACTCCAAAATTACTTGAATTGAGAACGGATGTATACACGTCATAACCAAGTTTATCCAGAACATTCTTAATAGTATTTAAAGTTCTACCGCCATCGTGTCTTATAAAGTTTCTAACATTTTCTAAAAATAGAACTCGTGGTTTCTTGTGCTTGACTATATTTGCAACATCAAAAAAAAGAGTGCCCCTTGTGTCATCAAAACCTCCTTGCTTACCAGATATACTAAATGCTTGGCATGGGAAACCTCCGCATAGAATATCGTGATCTGGGATACTTTTAGGATTAATCTGAGTGATGTCACCTTCAGGGAGATCATTGAAGTTATGATCGTAAGTGATTTGAGCAAATTTATCCCATTCAGAGGTATAAACACATTTTGAACCTTCCTTTTCAAGAGCGATTCTGAATCCACCTATACCTGCAAATAGATCTATAAATTTCTCACTCATAATTCTTTATTTAGTAATTCAGCCCTGATCAATTCTAATTCACGGCGTACATCGTCAACGCTGATCCAATCTTTGCGACTACCATCAAGATCAACACCGTTAAACTTATCACTGTTTAAGAATACTCGAAAGTTATTGATTGCATGGTCTGTTGTATTAATTTGGTTAGCGTAGACGCTGTTTTCTTGCTGTAATTGTTTTATATAATTCATTTTATGGTCCTCTTATGGTGGTTATCTTTTAATATCGTTGTACATTATTGAAGCAAACAACAATATCATCAATATTGATAATACTGCAGTTACTTCAATTGGTGCTGTCAATACTCCCACAAACATCGCGCCTAGTAATTCTAATATGATCATTTTTATTCTTCTTTTTTTAGTGTTAATAAAACTGTTTTAATTGATAGCACTGTAAAGCAATGCTATCTATAAATCAATTATTATATGCGTTACTTATCTCATCTGCAATATGATTTGCAAGTACGGTGAAACATAAACGATACAGTAATGTTTCGTTTTGTCTGTGCGCCTTGCTGATCCTGTATCCAGTAACCGCCATTATTGGTGCTAGTATCGCTGCTGTTGCTACTCTTATTTTATGGTTCATTTTCTTATACCTTTTTTATTTTGTAAGTTTAATTGAGTTTAAAGTTAATGTTCCATAATGTGATCCTATTGTTACATCAACCATTTTATTTTCATAGTTCGTTATTTCATAGCCATACGAGCTATCTACTGCCGTTTTAACAGTGTAACCGTCAACATTGAACTGATAACGTGGATTGCCAAAGGCTGACGATTTTAGACGTTGAATGTCTGTCACTATGCCGGTGTGTGATGTTATATTTTTCATTTTATAATCCTCTTTCGTTTATCGTATCTGAATTAATACGGCACAACAGACTGTTAAATCTGTTGTACCTTATTAACTATTTATCATTAATAAGTTCGTTAACATTATGTGAGAGTCTAGCCTGTTGTAATAATGACATATTCTCAAACGGTGTGGTCAATAGCTTTTGAGCTATTTCCTTTACTTCATCATTAAGATGATCAGTGTATTGGTCACTGTTTACAAGTAAAGACATTAGATTCTTATATAGTGTTCGTTCGCTTGTCATTTCAATTTCCTCGTAATCCCTTGTTTTATTTAATGAATAGCTACCATATCATAGATTAGAACACATGTAAACAGTTTAATTGTAATTAAATTAATATAATTCAATATAAATAAATATACCTTTAAACTGCATATAAGACGATATAAGCAATGTTAAAGACTACCTATGTCCTAGTATTACTTTTATCTATACGTCTGGATATAGCGTGTATAAGCCTGTTGATAAGTCTCTTAGTTATCTACAAGTTATACACAGAGTTATCCACAATCGGTTAATGTGCCACCCGCCCTCCCTTTTTCTCGCACCATTTTGGTGCATTGGTTGCACTGTTTTGGTGCATACCTAGTTCTGTGGATAAGTATCGTACAATATCTGACCGTTCTATTATAGCACTGTGGATGGACTGTGGATAACTTCTGAAACGGTTAGTAAGTCTGTGGAAAAGCTGTGGATAACTTTCCAGATTGTGCATAAGCTGTTAATATCCTGTGGATAACTTCTCGGGTAGTGGATAAGCTGTTAGTAACCTGTGGATATCCTGTGGATAACCTGTTAGTATCCTGTGGATAACTTTTAGGGGGGGTGGGATAATATATAGCGTAATAAATTATATATATTAACCAATATACACTTGAGAGTAGACTTTGGGAAAGGGGTAATTATACTCAACCCTAAAACAAAGCGAGAATACCCCTGAGAGCTAATGTAGTGCTACTGATGCAACGATAATAAAAGTTTAGTATCGTAGTATTAAACTAGTGTGTTGTAATAATACAACAAAAGTAATAGCAAATAAGTCTTGACATTTGATTAAATATATGATATAATAATAGTATAACTACTAGACATACTTAACTAACATATCTTTATAAACTATTGATTAGTAATACCAATACGATCAGATATAATCTATCTATAAAAAAAACTGAGGTTTATAGAAATATTACTTGACACAGCTTAGATTATATGATATAATAATAGTATAGTTGTTAAATACTTATAGGATCTCTTATAAGATATATATAAATAAATACTTATATAGGTATAATAAAAGGAACTTTATAAATGGGACAAGTAAATCACGCATTAGTAAAATACAAGGTATATGCCCACGGTACAGGAACTAGTGTAGTTGTAGCTACTCCAGTTATTTTATACAACATTCACTGTATTACAGCTACTGCTACAGAAGATATGGAAATAAGAGATGGTACAGGTGGTACTCTAGTTTTAGATATAAAAGCTAGTACAGCTATAAACACTAACTTTGAGTTTCCTGCGGGAATACATTTACTCAATGGCATACACATAACATTAGGTTCTAGTGCTACAGGTACATTAAGATTTGACTACAGCGAAGTATGATGACAGCTATAGAAAGATTAGAGTTAGCCACTGAACTGTTAGATCAGATCTTAGAAGAAGCAGATAAGGAACTAGATCAAACAAAAGAGTGTCACCTCAAACTGGTAGTATCCGATGAATAACAAAATAGCCAAGAGATTGAGAACTATTGCAGATGACTACGACAAAGATAATAAAAGACTCTATAGAAAGCTCAAACGAGAGTACACAGGAAGTACCGAGCCAAAACAGTGGACTAACAGAACCTCCTCGTAATAAAGGAGGTAGACCTAAAGGAAGTAAGAACACATTAACTTTGCTACAAGAAGCAGCAAAGAATGGTATAATGACAGATGTTCTAAATAGGTTTCAACCTATTGTAAACAAGACAATAGAATTAGCAGAGGAAGGTGACTCCACCTGCCTCAAGATACTTTGGGACAGGGTATTACCTGCAATAAAGGCATCAGACGGTACAGCAAGCCAGAGCAATTCTGGCATTACCATTGTAGTACAAGGTACTAAGATAACACAACAAGAAACTATAGAAGCAGAATTAATAGAAGAGGAGACTTAGTATGTGGGATAAACCAAACTATGAAGATATTAGATTTGGATTTGAAGTAACTATGTATATTAACAATAAATAGAGGAAAATTTAATATGAAAGGTAATAAAAAAATGTACCAAGAAGCACCTAAAATGACAGGAATTGGTACACTAAACAGCAGCAAAACGTATGATGTAAAGGTCGCTTCTACAGGACAATCACAATATAGTATGATGACAAAATCTGGAAAAGGACAAGGTTAAACTATGTCAATATTAGAGTTAATAGCTCTTGATGAGAGTACGCCTCAACTACAAGCTCCTACATCCTCTGATACAGGATTAATTACAGGTGCATTTAAAGTAAATGGAGCAAGTACTTTAGTTGGAGCAGTATCCACAGGAGCGTTAACTCCTTCGTCTATCGTAGGATGGACTATTGGGACAAATATACAAGCGTTTAACGCAAGATTAACCGATGTATCAGCTTTAAGTCCTACAAATAGTGCTATTATAGTAGGTGATGGCTCTAACTTTGTGTTAGAAAGTGGAGCAACTGCATTAACTTCGTTAGGTGCTGCTACTAGAGGAGCTAATAGTGATATAACTTCTTTATCTGGACTAACTACAGACTTAACAGTAGCACAAGGTGGTACTGGAGCTAGTACTTTTACAGATGGTGCTGTTCTTTTGGGTAGTGGTGCGGGTGCAATAACAGCGTTAGACGTTACTGCTAAAGGTTCTTTGTTAGTTGGAGATGGTACTACAGACCCAGTAGCATTGGCAGTGGGAACTAATGACCATGTATTAACAGCAGACTCTAGTGCAGCTAGTGGAACTAAATGGGCAGAAGCTGCGGGTGGTGGTGCTACAGGAGCAGGTGGTGATAAGATTTTCTGGGAAAATGAACAGACTGTTACTACTGACTACACCATTACTAATGGATATAACGCAGGTTCATTTGGTGCAGTGTCCGTTGCAAGCGGAGTAACAGTAACTGTAGGTACTGGTGAAGTATGGACTATAGTATAATGTGGAGATTTATTTAAAATGACAGCTAAAGTAACTGGTGATGGGTCTATATTCCTAACCGAAAGAGCTAGTGCAGCAGCAGACGTAGCAGGTGACGGACAGATTTGGGTAGACGATGCAGTTCCTAACACTCTTATGTTTACTAACGATGCAGGTACTGATGTTCATGTAGCAAACACAACACAAATTGATGCCGTTAAAGTAATACAAGGAACTAAAGTAGCTTCAACTAGTGGCACTGCGATAAACTTCACTAGCGTGCCCGCAGGAGTAAAACGAGTTACTTTATCAATGCAAGGGGTGTCAACTAATGGCACTTCTAATCATAGGATTCTCATAGGGGATAGCGGTGGGTTGGAGACTAGTGGTTATCTTGGAGCGCAAGCTCTTGTGTCATCAGGTGGTTTTAGTTCATCGACAGGAAACATCAGTGATGGCATGAGAATTACAATTACTCAAGCTGCGGATACGAGCAATGGAACTGTTGTGCTAAACTTGATTGATGCGTCTACTAATACTTGGGGTATGTTAGTAATATCTGGGCAGACCACTAATCAATTGACTCTTTCTGCAAGCTCTAAATCTTTAAGTGCAGCACTTGATCGAATTACTTACACAACCGTCAACGGCAGTGATGCGTTTGACGCAGGAATGATAAACATACAATACGAGATATAACTATGAATATTAATGCAATAAATCTTTATTTAAAAGCCAATGACATAACAGTTTCTGGAAGCACCGATTCTTATTATAGATTAAATGGAGAATCTAATTTCAAAGCATGGTATGTAGAGGGTGTAGCGCAGCCTACTGATGATGATCTAAGCTCATACACTACGACTGCACTAGCAACAGAAGCAGCAGCACAAGTGCTTGAAAATAGACGAAGAGAATACCCGCCTATGGCTGACTATCTTGATGGTATTGTTAAAGAAGATACAGACCAAGTAGCTACATATGTCGCTGCGTGTAAAGCAGTTAAAGAAAAATATCCTAAATAAAGGTACTATATATGACTAGCAAAATAACAGGCACAGGTTCTTTATATCTAAAAGAACAAGCTGCTGCATTGGCAGAGGTAGGAGCTTCTGGGCAGGTATGGGTCGATGATGCTACGCCAAACACTTTAATGTTTACGAATGACGCAGGTACAGATCAAACAGTACATACAACAACGACTCTACCTAGTAGCCAGTATCAACAAGTTGCAGGAACAGTAGTAGCAACTACCTCTGGAACAACTAAAGATTTTACAAGTATTCCCGCAGGTGTAAAAGAGATTACACTTATGCTTGATGGTATGAGTACTAACGGAACTACCGATTACTTACTTCAATTAGGAGACTCAGGTGGTATAGAAACGTCTGGTTATGCTGCCGTTGCAACTAATACTCACGATGGTACAACTCCATCAGGCACAGCAGGTTTTACTTTATCTGTTGATGTTGCAGCAGCTACACTAAGTCATGGGTTTGTTACTATAAAACTTTTAGATGCAAGCACATTTACTTGGGTTGCAGCAGGAAATATACATCAAACTGGACAAGCGTTAACTAGTGTAGCAGGGTCTAAATCATTGTCAGCAGAACTAACTCAAATAAGACTTACCTCTGTTAATCCTAATACTTTTGATGCAGGTAAGATAAACATTCATTATTCCTTTTAAGGTAAAACTATGACTACAACAATAACAGGTGCATCAGTATCAACGGCGACAGTTGCAGCAACTACGTCTGTGACTACCGATCTTATTCAGTATGACACGGCAAAGAATGAAGCAGGTGGATTTACCAAACAACAAGTAGTTCAAGTAGTTAATGTGACAAACAGTGCGGTTGCTACAGGAACAACCGTTATGCCATCCGATGATTCCATACCGCAGAACGATGAAGGTGATCAGTATATGTCGCTTGCAATTAGTCCTAAGAGTGCATCTAATAAACTAAAAATAGAAGTCGTTTGGTTTGGTGCTGACGCTGCATCAAACACACATACACTTGCATTATTTCAAGATTCAACAGCTAATGCACTTGCAGCAGTAGAACTTAATGCAACGGCTGATTGGCGTACAGTAGACAACTTTAGCCATTATATGACGGCAGGTACAGTTTCTGAAACAACTTTTAAAGTAAGAGTAGGTTCGGCAGCTTCAACTACTACAACCTTTAATGGTGTAAGTAGTGGTAGGAAATATGGCGGTGTCGCTGCTTCATCAATAACAATCACGGAGTACACGCCATGAGTATAACAGTAGTTAAGCCAGAAGCATTATCTTGGAAACACCCAAATGTAGGTGGCATATGCACTAGAGAAGGCGTTATTACAGAATGGAATACTTCATTGCCAACACTAACTCAAGATTTAATTGACGGGTATGATACTGAATACCAAGCTCATTTAGATGCTACTGCATATATTCCAAAAAGAGTTGCAGAGTATCCTTCGACAGGAGATCAACTTGATATGATTTATAAAGACATTGATGCTTGGAAGGTAGTTGTCAAGGCTGTTAAAGACAAATATCCTAAAGAGTAATGATAGAAGAAGCGTTAGCCTATGCTGCGTCAGTTGGTTCAAATGTGTCTCAAATGCCGTGGTATGCTTATACTATATTAGCAATATCTCCATTCTTTGTTGGGTGCGTACTAGCTATAGCTACGACTATATACTGGAAACGTATTAATTATAAAAGTGGATGTGAACCTTATAGTGTAAAACTGCAATATAGATTTAGTTTTTTATCAGGGTTTTTATCTGGGTGTTTTTGTCAGTACAGTTTGCAAGAAGTTGGTGAACATTTGTTGTCAATACCACCACTAACATTAAAAGCTACTATTGTGACTGGAATATTTTGTGCTTTACTTAACCAAATGGTGTACGACATACTACGAGGACACGCACAAAGAAAAGGTTGGACAGGAATATATAGTTTTATGACGGTGCATCACGTTAAGAAAAAAGAAGTAATAGACGTAACAACACAGTCTGATGACAAGGATGATGACGATACTGACACAACAGTATGGATAAAACCAGAATCTCTAAAGAACAAGGATGATATATAAAATGGAGAGTACTTATTTTACACACGAAGAACTTAAATGCAAATGTGGATGTAATACAGCCGACATGGACAGTGTGTTCATGGAAAAACTCGATATGTTACGAAACAGATACAATAAACCTATCGTACTCAACTCTGCCTATAGATGTATGGAACATAATGATAGAGTGGGAGGAGTTGCAGACTCACCCCATACCAAAGGAAATGCAGTAGATATAAAATGTAATGGTAAAGAAGCACATAGATTACTTAGAGTTATATTCTTAATGAGGTTTAATGGAGTAGGTATTTCACAAAAAGGAAAAAATAGATTTATACATATAGATGATAAGTTAGAATCTCCTAGACCTAACTGTTGGACGTATTAACATTTACACATATGATATAGAAACTCCATGTATTAATGTGTGTTTATTAAATGAACACAATATATGTACAGGGTGTAACAGAACAAAAGATGAAATATCAAATTGGATTAATTTAAGCAACATTGAAAGAACTAAAATAATACAAGGAATTAAAGTATGACTATAGAGTACAGGGGAGAAACTTTTTCAGGATATAATCAACCAAAAGCATCTAACAAAGGTGGTAAGTCACACGTAGTTCTTATAAAAGATAATGGTAAAGATCGTATGATTAGGTTTGGACAAGCTGGAGTAAAAGGTAGTCCTGATGGGACAGCTAGAAACAAAGCGTTTAAAGCTAGACACGCTAAGAATATAGCTAAAGGTAAAACTAGTGCAGCATACTGGGCAAATAAAGTAAAGTGGTAATTACATAAACAGGAAATATATTATAATGAATAAGAAATATGGTAAAAAACTAACGAAAACTAAAAAACCAAAAAGGCTAGGATTAAATAAATGATTGCAGCATTGTTTCCTATAATAGGTGAAGTAATAAAAAGAGTACTACCTAACAAAGACAAGCAAGTAGAAGCTCAGTCTAAGTTAAATAGTATGATGTTAGATGGTTCATTCAAAGAGTTTGAAAAACAAGCTGATATTATAATAGCAGAAGCTCAGTCAGAACACAAACTAACAGCGCAGTGGAGACCTATTACCATGCTAGTTTTTGTTATTATTATAGCAAATAACTACTTAGTATATCCATATCTTAGTTTGTTTTGGATAGAAGCACCACTATTAGAGTTACCTCCTGACCTGTGGCAATTACTAAAAATAGGGTTAGGTGGTTATGTGGTAGGTAGAAGTGGCGAGAAGATTGCTCAAGTGTTTAAGAAATAATAGGAACATACTGTCGAACTAAAGTTTGAATTGCACCCACCCCAGTTAGAGATATTTGAAACTAACTCTAGGTTTAAGGTATGTGCTGCCGGTAGACGGTTTGGAAAATCATACCTATCAGCAGTAACCTTACTAATAGAGGGATTAAAAAACAAGAATGAATTAGGATATGAACTAGGAGAGGATATAGTAGTCTACTATGTTGCTCCTACTTTCCAACAGGGTAAGGATATTATGTGGAAGCTCATCAAAGGACTTGGTGAGGGTGTAATTAAACAAACATTAGAAAATACAGGTGTAGTAAAGTTAATAAATGGTAGAGAAATACATATAAAAGGGTCTGATAGACCTGATACTCTACGAGGTGTAGGCTTATCTTATGTGGTTCTTGATGAATATGCAGACATGAAACCACAAGTGTGGGAAGAAATATTATCACCTACACTAGCAGATGTAGAGGGTGGTGCTTTGTTTATAGGTACACCTAAAGGTAAGAATCACTTTTATGAGTTATTAAAACAAGGTGAACGTGATGAAGATTGGGCATGTTTTGAGTTTAAATCAATGGACAACCCCTTTATTCCAAAGAAAGAAATAGAAAACCAGAAAGGAAGGTTAAGTGCTGATGTATTTAGACAGGAGTTTGAAGCTAGTTTTAATGTAGGTGGAGGTGCAGTATTCCAACCTGACATGTTTACAACTATAAAAGAAACACCAGAAGGCGGTAACTATTATATAGCAGTTGACCCTGCGGGATTTGGAGACACTGCTAAAAAGAGTAAGAGTAGGTTAGCAAGGTTAGATCAACACGCTATAGCAATAGTTAAAGTAGGTGAATATGGTTGGCATGTTGAGGATATACAAGTAGGACGGTGGGATGTAAGAGAAACTAGTATTAAAATTATAAAGGCTTATCAGAAATATAGACCAATGAAATTAGGAATTGAGGGTGGTAGTTTAAAGAACGCCATTATGCCATACCTCTCTGACCAAATGAGAAGACTTAACATCTATTTCACACCAGTAGAGTTAACGCACGGTGGTCAACGTAAGATAGATAGAGTTACATGGGCGTTACAAGGACGGTTAGAGCATGGGAGAGTATCGTTTACCGCAGGAACTTATCTAAAGCAACTAGCAGAGCAAGCATTAGATTTTCCTAACCCACTAACACATGACGATATGCTCGATGCACTAGCTTATATAGACCAGATAGCAGTAACTAGTTATATAGATGAATCTGTTGTTGACACATGGGAAATGATGGATGACTTTGCAGGATACTAAAGGGATAATATGAATAGACTACCTAATAATAATGAAAGTAAAGGAAGAGACCCTCTAGTAGCTTGGGTTATAGGTCACTGTGAAGGATGGGAAGACTACCGAGATAATAACTACAAAGATAAATGGGATGAGTACTACAGGCTATGGCGTGGTATTTGGAAGTCAGAAGATAAACTTAGAAGTAGTGAGCGTAGTAGAATTATTGCACCTGCGTTACAACAAGCTATAGAAGCTACAGTAGCTGAGTTAGAAGAAGCATTGTTTTCTAAAAAGAAATGGTTAGATATAGATAGAACTACTATAGACGATCAGCAACAAAGACAAAGCATGGATATGTTTTTGTCTACTTTAATGAAAGAATACGACATTAATAAAGTACCTGCTAACATTGCAGAAGTAATATTAAACGGTGCTATATACGGCACTGGTATTGCTAAAGTAGTAGTTGAATCTCGTAAAAATCGTGTACCAATACAGAATGAAGATGGAACGCTAACATCAGAAGAGAAGTTATATCCATGCGTTAAGTTAATTCCAATAGATCCCCGTGAGTTTGTAATAGATCCACTAGCTAGAAATATAGACGATGCAATTGGTTGCGCTCATGTAATGCGTAGCAATGTTCATAAAATAGAAGCTAAACAAAAGTCAGGAATATATGCAAATGTAGAGTTAGGAAGCTACTCAGATGATGATAACTTCTCTGCTTACGGGGAAACTACACCATCTAGCAAAGAAGATTGGGTTAAAATAACAGAGTATCATGGTAAAGTACCTAAGAGTATGTTAGACCCTATTGGTTCGGTCATTGAAGAAGAGTTAGAAATGACACAAGACTCACCTGAAGACGAAGCAGGAATGGTAGAAGCTATTGTAACTATAGCAAATGATTCTGTTTTGTTAAGAGCTATTGAGAATCCATTCTTTATGCACGATAGAAGTATTATAGCTTATCAACATGATAGAGTTCCTAATAGATTTTGGGGAAGAGGAGTGGCTGAAAAAGGATACTCACCTCAAAAAGCGTTAGATGCAGAATTAAGAGCGAGGATTGACGCAATGGCTTTTGCCGTAGCACCCATGATTGGAGTAAACGCAAGCCTTGTACCTCGTGATTTAAACACTAAATTTAAGGTATACCCCGGCAGAACCATATTTACTAATGGTTCTATAGCAGAGAGTATAGCTCCTATTAACTTTAACCCACCACCTCCTTCTAGTTTTAATCAGTCAGGTGATTTAGAACGTATGGTTGAAATGGGAACAGGTGCTTTTCAAGCACAATCCAGAAACCAAAACCCTAATCAAACAACTGGTAATATGGGTATGGTAGTTAGTGCTTCTATTAAACGAAACAAACGCACACTACTAAATATAGAAGTTAACCTGTTAGATGAATTTGTTAAAAAGTCTGCTTGGAGATACATGCAAGCTGACCCCGACAAGTACCCACTGGTAGATTTACATTTTGTTGTTAATTCTAGTCTTGGCATTATGGCAAGGGAAGTAGAAACACAACAGATAGTACAACTACTTAATACAACTCA